GTCTATTTCCTGTTCCCACCGGACAAACCACGGCATTAAGGTATCAATGACATAATCAGTATTGGTTTGTTCAAGCGTTGACCACCCCTGCGCGCGAGTAGTATCGGCCACTTTATTGGGAGGCATCCTAAACCAACGACAAACTTCCGGAACCGAAAACTGCCGCGTTTCAAGCAATTGCGCCTCATCCGGCGGGATAGAAGTCTTATTGAATTTACCCCCTTCCTCAATAATAATTGTCTTATTGGTATTCTTCGCGCCTGCGTATGCCTCGCTAAACGATGCTTGCAAATTCTCTCTTGCTTTTTGACTCATCTGGCCGGGAATCTCAAGAATACCGGAGGCGTTGGAGCCATTCTTGAAGAAATATGCGCCGTGGTCTTGCGCGGCGGCGATACTGCCGATACATTCTCTCGAATATCTGCCGACATTATAACCAACTAACCCATCCCAGCCCAAACCGTGAACGTGCAGAATATCAAAAGCGATAAAATTGGTTTTTTGCCCGTTATCATCCGTAACCTCGTAATGCAATCTCAAACTACCCTTATCTCTAAAAGGTTTAACTCTATCAGGTCGTAACGGCCATAAGGCGGTCGTATTCCCTAATCTGTCCCGTTCAATATAGGCATAGCCATTGCCCCAATTCAAAGCGTGGGCGGTTAATGCCTCCCGAAACGCCATTGCGGTCATCTCGGAATTTGCTTCATCGTGCAATAACTTATAAACCGGATTGTCTTTGACCCGCTCTCGGCCTTGTGGGTTAATCGGCCTGTAAGTAATTAGGGGCAATTTGCCAATATCCTCGGAGATATTTCTCACACAGGCGAAATAAGTCGCAATCTGCAAAGCGGTATCATTGGTTATGACAATTCCTGCCTTTGTCGGGCCGCCTCCGCCAAAATAATCAACAAACCACTTTTCAGGATTAACTGTTGTTGTGGCCCGCTTAATAATCCAGTTGGCCACCTTATTTATTATCTTCATTTCGGTAATCCAGCGTTAATTTTGGGCCTACCTCTTGTTCTTTTTGCCACAATCGCATCCGCAACTATCTCCGCCGCACCTCTTTTTAGAAACTCAATCGCTATCGAATCAATACAATCTATAACCGACCCTTTTTCTAAAAGCTGATACGGTTTCAGTAATCTAATCTTCATTTCCAGACCCCTTTCGGCTTGCCGGTTGTGTGAAAATCGCCCGGCATTTGAAATATAGGAGATAAATTTTCGTCCGGCCAGGCACACAATAACTCTAAATGTCCAATGACGATACGATTAGCCAATAATGCGGTCTTGCCCGCCTTTTCTAACTGCCGCCAGAACCATATATCCGCGTCAATACGCCCCGGCCCCCACTGATTATCGCCGTTGGGCTGGTCTTGAAACCACGGGTGGGGAATTTCGAGAAGGTCTTTAACCCGCAAAGCGGTAAGGCCAAAATGGCCTGAATTTATTTTTATTGTGTCGGTTTTTAATTCCGTAATAGGCACTTTCGCCCGCATCTGGCCGCTTCTACTCTTCATTGATGTTAAGATTTTGCGATTACCACGACCAACTTGAACGGGTACTATTGCCGTCGCCTCTGGGTGCTGGCGCATAAGGTCAATCAAACCTATCACATCCTCTTTAGAAAATACGGTGTCATAGTCGATAGCAATAACTATATCGGCCCCGTTATCTATGAGCATTTGCATTCCACGCTCAAGACATTGTCCCCAAAACGCGCCCTGAACGTTTATAAGCGGGATTTTAAGAGGAAACAAATTACTAAAAGCGCACTCCATATTGTCCTGAAAACCCAGACGGGGGACGCTCATCACTGCCATAATGTTCCACGGCTCAAGGGGTTTTTGTGTAGTTAAGCCAACGGGCCTGCCCGCCGGTTCTTTGTCTGGATTTTTCGTCCCCGATGCAAAACCCCTGCATTCCAATAAATCTTTCGGCTCTTCCGTCAACGGCCACGCCTCAATATCCCTAAATCCGACCGTTGCCATCATTGCGCCTAAGCATTGAAGCGTCGGTACCCACCAATTACTGTAATTACAGGCGTATTGCTTGCCGGGATAGAACTCCATCACCATCTCATTGTTATCGAATCCCTTTTTAAGCCCGCCCCGATACGGCGAATAATCATCTAAAGACGCTGTTTCAATATAAAGCGCACCGTCGCAAACGTCGGATATTTTCTCAAGCGCAAGCAAGGGGTGTTTCAGGTGATAGATTGTCCCGAAGAAAAAGACAACATCGAAAGCCCCCCATTCTGGAGTCATATCGTAAATAGACATCTCCAAACGCCTAACCCTTTGGCCCTTCTCGTTAAGCCAGTAATCTAAAAGAATATCCGTGTCTTTACTTTTCTCTTGTTTCGTAAATCCAAACGCCTCTCGGCACAAATCAAATGTCTCCCATTTATTGCGATTCTCCACAACCTTAGAACCGTCGGGGAAAACGCCGATGGAATCGCTAAAATCATCAATAGCGATTACCTCTTTCGCGCCACGCTTTAACGCCTCCCACGTCCAGTAGCCGTCCCACGCGCCAATGTCCAATACCCTTTTGCCTATAAGGTCATCGGGTATGGCATATTTTTCGGCACATAACGGCGACCAGCCGGGAGTTACAATACCCCCTGGTAACTCGATACGATGATACCAATAGGATATCTCTTGTATTCTTTGTTCTAACGTCTTTTCCATTTTTCTTTTTCCTTTTCTGTAATCTTTTCCACTCACCCCCGGCCAACATTGACCGGAGGTAAGCAGAAAAGGAAATAACTAACCACGTGCTATCAATCTCAAACCCGCTGTCCCTGTTGCTACGGTGCAAATATCTGCAGCATCATTTGCGTTAAACAAATGAGCGGCGCTTCTTACACCTACCGTCTGCTTTGTAGGGGCGAACTTTATCGCCAAATAACGCTTACGCCCTCTCAGATCAACATTCATCTGAAAGGAGTTTTGCGTTGTCGAGCTAAGTGCGGGCAGAACAAATCCCGCCGACGTACTTATCGCGGCAGCTCCAACAAAGGCCGTAACAGCCGTGCCGTCACTTACCGCCGTAAGTAACGTATCGCTTTCGGACATATTAAGCTCAGTAATCGCAGTTGACGCGGCCTCGCCCGTTCCTGCACAAACATCTATAATGCAGAAATCGAAGCCCTTAGTGTCAACTACGCCGAACACTGTGCCCGCCGAGGTCATAGTCAGGCCCTCGAACATTGGAATAGTTTTACATTCTGGTCTCATATATGAAACTCCTTAATTTAAGTATTTTCAGGTTCATTTACGCCGTATGAGCTATCAAAGCCACAATCGGCCCAGCAGTCGTCGATGTTCCGATGTCGTGATTCGCAATATCGAACCGCTCGACACCACGTAGAGCAATCTGATTTCTCTCGAATACTGACTGACCGCCAACGGACGCGCTATCGCTCGAAGAAATCGACATCTGTTGTCTGTCGCCTATGCTTGAGGACAAAGACAAATCGCCAAAGTAGGCAACAATCTTATTCGCGGCAGTAGAGGCGTCTACCGACTCGCAAAGCACAACGGGGTAGCCCATAAACATCGGCTCTCTGACCCCGCCGACAAGCTCGGTCATCGTTACGCCGCCAGCAGCGGACATCTTATTGACCATACCAGTCCAATAAACATAGGGACTGGTATACCACTTGGCGTTTAATCGCGCATATTTCGGCAGGAGGCCCATTAACGAAACAAGGTTAGCAAGTGTCATATTTGCGGCATCGTAACCTGTCGCGTAACGAATCATCGATTTGGAGGCCGTTACTGACCCGGACGCCGTGCCGGCAAGTTTGACATCGTAGAACTTCTGTTGCAGTCCGACGATTCCGCCATAAGTAACGCCAGTACCGTCGCCAATCCAGCCGCACTCATCCTCACCTTGTGCGAAGGTGCGAGCGATTTCGATTGTCAATCTGTCCATCACGCTGATAATCGCATCCGAGGCAAGCTGATTCGATATGCGGGTAATAACCGCATAATCTTTAGCGATAAGCTTAACGTTATCCCAGGAACCCGTGGACTCTGTAATCGCCCCGCCCTCATTCACAAAGTAGCCCGTTAATCCGCCACTTCTACGCGGTATGATAATCGTGTCGGAGGTCATCGGCACATTGTTGGCGTTAGCCCTAAACGTGCCATATTCCTTCACCAGTTCGATTATCGCCGTGGACAGAATTTCCGGCACAAGATACCCGCCGGTCGTATTAACGCCGCCCTGATGGACGGTCATAATCTCAATCCCGTGGTCGCGGCACC